CTATGCTATCCTATAAATACATACAAAAAAACCACCATAGTGGCTAAAAAGTATGATTTAATTTATAAGTAAATAATAAAAGGAGGAATCATTATGAAAAAAAGCATTATAGCGATAGTGATTGCTGTCGTAGTTATATTAGCAATTATTATAAGTATAGTTGCAGTAAACAAAAGAGGTACTGAAACTTCAACAGAAACAATCGAAAATGAAAAAATGAATGCAGAAGTTATAGTAAATAAAATGAAAGAAAAGACATCAAACATTGGAAAGGTTGTTGTATATAACGAAGAAAATGATTTAAACAATTTATTAGGTAGACCAAATCAATATACATCAAAAGTTACTTTTGAAGATATTAGGTTAAAACAAAAAAATGCAGATAATGAATTTTTAACAGAAGAAGAAAAAAACGAACCAATAGGCGGGACAATAGAAGTATTTGAAAACGAAACAGATATGAATAATAGAAAAACATACATTGAAAATATTTCATCTTCAATGTCAACATTAAGTCAATATATGTATTCAAAAGGAAATGTATTGTTAAGGCTCGAAAAAGATTTAACACCAACGCAGGCTAAAGAATATGAAGATGTATTTAATGAAATAATTAAATAAAATAATTAAAGAAACACTTACAGAAATGTAGGTGTTTTTATTTTGCAAGAAAGGAGGAATAATATGGCAGATGGTTCAGTAACTATTGAAGCTACTTTGACGAAGGATCAATTTGAAAAAGGTCTGAAATCAGTTAAATCTGATTTGAATGCTTTATCTAAAACAAATGTTGGTGCAGCATTAAGCGGAATAGGAAATATTATGGATAGCGTTGGACAAAAGATGATGAGTGTTGGAAAAAAAATAACACTAGCAACAGCTGGAATAGTAGCAGGTTTAGGAACCGCAATAGGAAGATTTGATACATTAAAGAACTATCCAAAAGTTTTAAGCAATTTAGGATTTAGTGCAGAAGAAGCTCAAGAATCAATAAACGATTTATCAAAAGGAATAGATGGTTTACCAACATCATTAAATGATGCAGCAAGTGGGGTTCAAAGATTAGTTGCAAAAAATGGAAATATAAAAAAATCAACTAAGTATTTTCTAGCAATGAATGATGCGATAGTAGCAGGAAATGCACCAGCTGAGCAACAAGCAAGTGCAATTGAACAATTAACACAGGCCTATTCAAAAGGAAAATTTGATTTAATGGAATGGCGTACTTTAACGATGGCAATGCCTGGCCAATTAAAACAAGTTGCAAATGCTATGGGATATGTTAATACTGATTCTTTATATGAAGCTTTAAAAAAAGGAAAAGTGTCTATGAATCAGTTTATGGACAAAATTGTAGAGCTTGATGAAAAGGGCGGAAAAGGAATAAAAAGTTTTCAAGAACAGGCACATAATTCATGTGATAGTATAGGTACTTCGTTAAAAAATATGAAAAATAGAATACAAAAAGGTTTTGCTACAATATTGGAAAGCATGGATAAAGCAATGCAGAGTACAAGTTTTGGTAGTGTAGCAGGTATGATAGATGCTATTTCAACAAGTTTAAAAGATTTTTTAGATAAGATTGGAAAAGCAATTGAAAAAAATGATACTTTTAAAACATCAATAGAAAAAATGGCTGGAGTATTTACCCGAGTAAAGGATTCAATAAATGGATTAAGTGATGAGCAGTTAGATAAAATAGTAACATGCATTGTCAACTTAGTAAAATTAGGGCCTGCTTTATTAATATTTGGGAAAATATTTACGACCATAGGTGGAGGACTTAAAGCAATAGGGTCAATGGCAAGTGGAGCAGATGCTTTATCAGGTGTTTTTGCTGCATTGGGTGTAAGTGCTGGCGAGGTAATTGCTGTAATAGCAGGTGTTGCTGTCGTTCTGTATGCATTAGTACAAGCTATGGGAGGACCAAAAGAAGCAATAGAAAAATTAAAAACAGGATTTGAAAAATGCAAAGAAAAAGTAAAAGAATTTTTAGATAATATTCAGGCTAGTGAAAAAATTCAAAAAATTAAAGATAAATTAATGGAGCTAAATGATAAATTAAAAGACTTAAAAGATTTCTTTAAGGTTGTAGGAGTTATCGCTGCAACAATGTTAATTCCGACAATAATTCAAATAGCGGGATTAATAAGTGGACTTTTAAATGCGATTGATCCAGTAATAGATTATATAAAAAGCTTAATAGATGTTCTTAGTGGGTTTGGAGAAGTCATAGTTGGAATATTTACAGGAGATAAAGAAAAGATATTAGGCGGATTGAAGAAGATGTTTAGTGGGGCTTTAGGAATGATTACAGCACCTTTAAAAATAGTATGGGCTTATTTATCAGGATTTCTTGAAGGAATATTAGGATTAGTAGGTGTTAAATTTAGCAACATTAAAGATGCGGTAGGAAAATTCTTTACTAAAACAATTCCAGAAAAAATAGAGCAATTTGTTGGATTTGTAAAAAGTATACCAGGTAAAATTTGGAAAATTATAGTTAATGGTTGGAACTCAATAACAACATATATTACAACAGTAGTCCCTCAAATAATAGAAAATATAAAAACATGGTTTTCAGAATTACCATATAAAATAGGTTTTGCAATAGGATTAATTATTGGTCACATAAAACAATTTGGAATAAATGCATGGAATTGGGTTACAACAGAGTTGCCAGTAATAATTGAAGGAATAATACAATGGTTTAAAGAATTACCAGGAAAAATTTGGGAGTGGCTTGTTCAAACAGTACAAAAAATTATAGAATGGGGAACAAACACATATAACACTGCAACTGAATGGACGGTAAATACTATAAACGCAATAATACAATGGTTTAGAGAATTACCACGGAAAAATTTGGAGTTGGTTATCTAATACAATCAGCAAAGTAATTGAATGGGGAAAAAATATGGCTGAAAAAGGAAAAGAAGGAGCTGTAAATCTATTTAATAATGTAGTAGATACAATAAAGGAAATACCAGGTAAAATGTTAGAAATAGGGAAAAATATTGTAGAAGGTTTATGGAATGGTATAAAAAATGCTGGTGGCTGGATAAAAGACAAGATAGGGCAATTTTCAGATGGTATTGTTGATGGAATGAAAAGTGCTATGGGTATACATTCTCCATCAAAATTATTTAGAGATGAAGTTGGTAAATACATAGCACTTGGAGTTGGAGAAGGTTTTACAGATAATATAAAAGCTGTATATAGACAAATGAAAGATACTGTTGATTTTCAAACTCAAAGGTTAAGTACAAATATAACAACATCTGCAATAGTAAAAGCAAGTAAAGATGATGCTAAAACTACAAATTATGACAATAGTAACGAAATAAATGTTACACAACAATTCTACACAAAGAATGCAACAGCATACGAACAACAAACAGAAGCAAGACAACAATTTAGGAGGTTATTATATGGCATCTAAATTAGAACTAGTTTTTAGTAGTAAAAACAAAAAAATAGAAATGAATAAGAAATCTGATTTTAGAGTTATTTCAATACAGGGAATAGAAGCAAGTCAATATTCTATAAGTAGTATAAATGGAAACCAAGATGGATATATAGTTACACACGAAAAGATAGAACCAAGAGAAATAACAATAGTAGGAGATATTGAAAAAAATTCAAATGAAGATATAAATAGAAACGCATTAATAAGTTTCTTCAATCCTAAATTAGAAGGAGAGTTAAAAGTAACAAGAAATGATAATAGTAAGAAGATATCTTATAGGGTATCTTCTTTTAGATTTACAAATACAAATATGCACGAATTTATAACATTTGAAATTGTATTAAAATGTGCTAATCCATATTTTGAGTCTATTGATAATTATGGGAAAGACATTGCAACAATAACAAAACAATTTGCCTTCCCATTGGCAATATTGCAAAATAAAGGAAAAATAATGGGATATAAAACTTATAATAACAATGTTCAATTATATAATGATGGAGATTGTGAAACTGGTTGCGAGATACATATTAAAGCAACTTCAACTGTAATAAAACCTAAAATATCTTTAAATAACAAGTTTGTAGCAGTAAACGTGGAAATGAGTTTAGGAGATGAGTTGATTATCAACACAAATCAAAGAAAAAAATCAATATTGTTAAATGGTAACAATATAATTCAAAAAATAGATAGACAAAGCAGTTTCTTCAACTTAGATGTTGGCGACAATATAATGAAATACGAATCAGATGAAGGATATGAAAGTATGAATGTAACTGTTTATTTCTACAAGAAATATTTAGGGGTATAAATGGATTTATTATTTTTAAACAAAGATTTTGAAGTTTGCAAACTTGTTGATAGCTTTAAAAGTTTCTCTTGGACGAGAAAGTATTTTGAAACTGGGAATTTTACTATTGAGATAACAATAGATGATTATTTAGATATAAAAAAAAATGAATGTAAGTACATTTTTTGTAAAGAATATTCTGAAACAGGAGTAATAGAAACAACAAACTATAATTCAACTTTTGACAGTACAACGGTAACGCTAACAGGAAGGTTTTTAGAAAAAGTACTAGAAGATAGAGTTGTGCAAGTAACACATACTTATTCAGGGACAACAGAACAAATTGCAAGGCAAATTGTAAATGAGTTTTGTATTTCAGGAAATAATCCATTATTTAATGGTAGATTACAATTAGGAATTTATAAAGGACTAGGGCAAAGTACAACATATCAAAATACAGGCGATGATATAAAAACTGTATTGTATGATTTATTGAAAGTAGATGGGTTAACATACAGTATTGATTATGATTATATTAATGAAGTATTGACGTTTAACGTATGGCAAGGCTTAGATAGAACAGAAAACCAAGATGTTAATTCTTGGGCGACATTCTCTAAAAACTTTGAAAATATACAACAAGATACATATTCAATGGATGAAACGCAATATAAAAACTTTGC